CAGTGATTTGGCTTCCCTTGGGGATACGGTTTCCACAAAGACTGGCAATGTTGGGGATGGTGGGCGTAACCAGTTGGATACGGCATTGCAGGCCGCTAAGCAAAATTATGCGGCTAGTAAGCCTGGTGGCACTACCGGCGGTGATGCTGGCGGTAGTGATGGTGCTACCGGCGACGATGGTGGCGATACTGCCGGTGACGATACTGACACTACGGAACCGGCCCCTGTTATTGACAACACCCCATACGCTGCACGCGCATCAGCGCGAGAGTTTCTGCGTGACCTGTTCGGTCAACTCGGTTTCACAGCCGATGACGTGACAAGCCTCATGGGACAGGTGGATGGCTGGATCAGCCAGGGTCTAGCCGATGTGGGTAACGACGCGATCCTCGCTAAGTTCCGCACTAGCGACATTTACGCGAAACGTTTCCAAGGTATGGCTGCGTTACGTGAACGTGGACAGGCCATCAGTGAAGCCGAATATGTGCAGATGGAACGCTCGTATCGTCGCGTGCTGTCGTCATACAACCTGCCAACAGAGTTTTACGACAACTATGACGATTATGCAAAATTCATTGAGGCTGACGTTTCAGCTCAGGAACTTGAAGACAGGGTTGTTGCTGCCCGTCAGGTTCTTGATAATGCTGACTCGGGTGTGCTGGGTGAACTGCAAGAGTATTACGGTGTGAGTGACGGTACGGCAATGTCGTACCTGCTGGGTTTGACTGACGAGAAAGGTGTCGCTCGTCAGGCTGTCCGGTCACAGCAGGAGATCAGGTCACAGTTGCGTGCAGCACAGGTTGGTGGTGCCGCGCAACGTGCAGGGTTCGATATGGGCAGGTCGCAGTCGGAACTGCTGGCTGGTTCCGCTATCGGTCAAACCCTTGACCCGTTTAACGCTCAGACACGGGCACAGTTGGAGGGCACGTTCGCTCGTGCCCGACGTACAGCGAACCGTGAACGCACCCTGGCAGGTATTGACCAGGAGGCTTACACAGAGATGGACACGTTGTCTGCCGCGTTCGGTGATGACGAGAAACAACTCGCTTCGGAACGCCGTGGACGTAGGGAACGGGCACGTTTCTCTGGTACGGCTGGTGCCGCTAGGTCGGCACTATCGCAGTCCAGAAATTTCTAACTGAATAGCGGGGCGTGAAAGGTTTCGACAGACCGTAAAGCCACACGATGGCAACGGACTGGAACACGGTTCGATTCCGTGACGCTCCACCCCCTAACCAGATCAACCGGCCCTGGTGGGAGTTAAAGACCGGTAGTCACAGCCTCACGTTACTTCCCCGGTTTCGTGTGTGGGTGACGAACACAACGGATGAGTGAAAGGGTGTATGCCTTATGGCGAATGAGTACGATCTGCCTGACGATTTCGACGACTATGATGATAATGCGTTGTCGCAGGTGCGGAAAGCACACAAGGCGGCAACGAAGCGTTTGAAGGAACTTGAGCAGGAACTGCAAGGGTTCCGTTCAGAGTCTCGGAAGCGCAGCGTGCAGGACGTTCTCACGTCCCGTGGTTTCAACCCGAAGTTGGCTGACCTTATTCCACAGGAAATCAGCAACGAGGAAGAAATCGGTGCATGGCTCGATGACCGTGCTGACCTTTTCCAGCCGAAACAGGCTGGTAGTGAGGTGCAGGTTGAGGAGCAGGAAGCACCGAATCCTGATGTTGAGGTTCCCCCGTGGGCTAACCAGTTCAACAGTGTGGTGAATGCGGGACAACCGTTGGCGGGTGACGAGTCGCAGCTTTTGAACATGATTAAGTCTGCGAAGTCGCCGGAAGATTTGAACAAGATTTTGTTCGGATCTGCTGAAGGTCCAGCGGTTTATTAATCATTTATTGAAACATTTATTTTGCGAAAGGTGGTGAATCTCAACAATGCCTAACACCTATACTGGTACAGCGACGATTTCTAACCAGACCGGTATGACGAATCTGGTTCAGTCGGCGTATGACCGTTATGTTGAGATGGCCTTGCGTTCGCAGCCGCTCATCCGTGACGTTGCTGATAAGCGGCCCGTTCAGCAGGCTATGCCTGGTTCGTCTGTTGTGTTCCAGATTTATGCTGATCTGGCGCAGGCAACCAGCACTCTTACTGAGAATGTTGACCCGGATGCTGTTGCGATCAGCAACACCAGCACTGTTACTGTGACTTTGAATGAGTACGGTAATGCTGCTCTGCTGACCCGCAAGCTGGGCTTGTTCTCCCTGTCCGATGTTGACCCGGCTGCTGCCGACATTATCGCTTACAACATGGCTGACAGCCTTGATGCGGTTGCGATGACGGAGCTGCGTGGCGGAACGAATGAGCGTTTCGCTACGGGCGGGGCTACTGATCCGACCGACACTGACGAGGTTGCGGCTGAGGACACGATCACGCTGACTGACATTCGTTACTGTGTGTCGAAGTTGCGTGCGGGTCTGGCTGTTCCTCGTCAGGGTTCGCTGTACGCTGCATACATTCACCCAGAGGTTTCGCACGATCTTCGTAGCGAGACGACAGGTGGCGGGTTCCAGGACCTGCACAAGTATGATGCGAGCGAGAACTTCTGGCCTGGTTTCATCGGTACGATTGATGGTGCGTACTTCATTGAGACGCCCCGCATGTACAACGCTACCGATGGTGCTTCGTCGGCTCGTGTGTTCCGCACGATCCTGGTGGGCAAGCAGGCTCTGGCTGAGGCTATCGCGGAGGAACCCCACACGATCGTGGGTCCGGTTACCGATAAGCTGATGCGTCACCGCCCCCTCGGGTGGTATGGAGTTTTGGGCTGGAAGCGTTACCGTGAGGCTGCGCTGTGGCGTATCGAGTCGTCTTCTTCGATTAACGCTGCCTGATTTATTTAACGTACTCGTAGGGGTCACCTCAAATTGTGGGGGTGGCCCCTACGGGCGTTGGAGGGATTGTGATGGCTTGTAGGACCGGGTGCCGCACGCAGGATCATGCTTCGTGGGGTGAGTGTGCGCGGGATGCGCGTTTGCGTGTGGGTTGGGCTGCTTCTCATAACGGGATTGACCGGTCTCGTGAGAGGGGTAAGGAAACAGAACTTGATTTGTATAAGCAGGCTCGTGCTGCCGGGGTGCAGCCTGCTACGACACGAACTCCCGATATTCGTAAGGCTATGGAAATATCGGAGAAGGCGGGTGCCGCCTTTGATGCTACGAACAACACTTTCAGTAACGGTGCCCATTACAGCCCAAAAACGGGCCAGGTTGTGAAGTTCGATTAAGGAGTAAGAAGTGGCGAACGCTGTTTTCCCGAAGGCTAAGGAAGGGTTCCTTGACGGCAGTATTGATGTGGATACTGCTTCGATTAAGGTGGCTCTGGTGCGTGGTTACACGTATAGCTCGGCGCATGAGTTTGTGTCTGATGTGACGGGCACGGGTACTATTCATGCTACGTCTGGCGCGTTGACCGGTATTGATGTAACTAATGGTGTTTTTGATGCGGATAATGTGACGTTCACTACGCCATCAACTGATTCTAATCAGCACAGCCTGCTGATTTTCCAGTCGTCTGCTGTGGGTGGCGGTTCGGATGTTGCTGCGTCTAGTCAGCGTGTGATTGCGTGGATTGATACGGGTACTGGTGTGCCGATTGTTCCTGCCGGTGGGGATATTACTGTGCAGTGGGATGATGGCGCTAACAAGATTTTCTCTCTGTAAGGACTGTTAGTTGACTGTCCTGTTGGACGTTACTGAATCTCCTGTTTACCTGTTGGGGTGGTCTGACCCGGACAGGGTGATGGAACCTGATGGTGTTGCTGGCACGACGGTGACGGGTTCACCTTCGGTGGTTGCTGTGATGGCGCCGGCTGGTATTGATGCTGAGGGTGGGGGTGCTGGTTCTCCAGCGCTTGCGGCTTCTATGCACCCGGATGGTGTTGCTGGTGGTGTGACGTTCGGCACGGCTCAGGTTAATACTGTTATTGATTTGACGGGTGTTGCGGGAGATATCCAGTTCGGGGCTGTAGAGGCGTTCACGTCGATGAACCCGACAGGGATAGATGCTACTGGGGGTGGGCCGGGTTCGCCCGGCACGGTGGCTGAGATTGCCGTTACGGGCCTGTCTAGCGGTGTGCAGTTCGGTGATCCAAGCATTCTCGCCACGGTGTTTGTGATCCCCGGACCTGTCGATCCGTCGAACGATTTCGGTGACACTCGTGTCATTCAACGCCGCCTGATTTTCCGGCCACCGACACAAACCCTCGGCTGGGGTTGGTACAAGCGGTTTGAAGGCATCAGCTTGATTAAGAAGGACGGGGTGTGGTCTGAGGTTCCCTGGCCCACCGTTCAAGATACTACAGAGGCTGACGTGTATTTGGCTGGTGGCCGTGACCATGCCGTGTCTACCAGTTTAGCGGCTGAACTTATTTCTGAGGGTTACAGCATTTCGGAGGAATACTGATGGCGTCGTTTGACGAGTTGACTAACGATGTGCTGTCCATGCTGCGTGGATATGTCAGGTCGCAGGATGTGGTCACCTATCTCGCGTCAGGGATTAATGACACGGTGACCGCGTTGACTGTTGGGGATGGTTCCCAACTAGGTCAGGGTCGTGCCGAGATCGATGATGAGATCATTTACATCCAGTCGATCAGTAACAACTCGGTCACCCTGCAACCGTGGGGCAGGGGTGTGGATAACTCCCCCGCACAGTCACACGTAGCGAACGTGAAAGTCACCTACAACCCTTTGTTCCCCCGGTTCTATGTGAAGCGTGCCATCAATGACACGATCCGTCAGATCGGTGCACGCATCCCAGCAACAGACAAAACCACGTTCACGTTTAATGCAGCGAAAGCTGCGTACAGCCTGCCGGCTGCCGTGGAGGGTATTTTGCAGGTGTCGTGGGATGAGCCGGGTGCGGCAGCACGCTGGCTACCTGTCCGTAAGTTCCGGTTGGATAAGTCAGCGAACACGACAGAGTTCGCTACCGGTAAATCTATTGACCTTTATGACCCGATTGTTCCAGGTCGAACAGTGCAGGTTCTGTACACGAAGAACCCGTCCGATCTGGTGAACGATTCAGATGATCATGTGACTACGGCTGGCCTGCCGTTGGCTACACGTGACGTGATTATTTTCGGTACGGCTGCCCGACTGGTGTCGGGTATTGACGTGTCGGTGTTGGACCCGTCCAGTGTTCAGGCTGGTTTCTTTGATGAGAGGCGTCAGCCTGGTTCGGCTGCGGGTGTGGCCCGTACCTTGTACGCATTGTTTCAAACTCGGCTTGCCGAGGAGGAGGCTCGTTTCCGTGCAGAACACCCAACCGCTGTTCATTTTGAGAGGTAACTATGGCTCGTAGGTATTACAGCTCGACAGCGGTAGCAACTACTCTGTCGGCTTTGGCGTCTAATTCAACAACGTCGATTACGGTTACTGCCCTGACGGGGTATCCGAATCAGACTCCGTTTACTGCGATCATTGATCCTGATACGGCTTCTGAGGAGGTCGTTGAGGTCACTGGTGTGGCTGGTACGACGTTGACGGTTACTCGTGGTGTGGATGGCACGTCTGCTGTTCAGCACAGTGCGGGTGCTGTGTTCCGTCATGGTGTGTCTGGTCGTGATTTTGATGAGGCTAATGAGTTCATCAATTCGAC